TAGCTTCAAATCTTGATTAGATACATAAATACCCCAGTTTTTTTCCTTTTTCTCGCTCAACGGCGATAAAATCACCTGTTTCTCCGCCATAACGGGCGAAACCGGCGCCAAAATCATCGTATTGGCGTCATTTCTGGTGGAATGCCCGCTGGCCAAGCCCCACCAGGCACCCTTCCAGGCAAAAAGCCGCATATCCTCCAAGCCATCTTTGCAAACGGGGGACTGCCGAACCTCCGTATCGTCGATCTGCACTGAATTTAGTTGCACCAAGCTGGCGGTATCCATCTCCACCAGCCAATTTACCGTATCCGGCGCACTACCCTTGATCCAAATGGAGCCACTGGGCAACAAACGATAGTTCAACGTGCGAACCACCGCCTTGATCTTGTCACCATCCCACGCAATCGATGGATTACAAGCCGCCAATTTACTTGGCAGCTTGATCTCCACCCGCTCCGCACCAGGGAACTGGCTTAAAATCACGCCACTTTCTCGAACAGCATCAGCGTATTCCGGCCCCAGGGCGCCGGTTTGCGCTTGGTACTCTCCTGAAACATGGCGCTTTCCACCACCAGATTACGGAAACCATGCTGGCCAAACTTCTCTATCCAGTACTCCGCCGTCTGCTCATTCACATGGTGGTGCCCACCCTGGCCGGGCACCGCATGACACATCAACACCCGATCCGCACACCGCATGGTGGCAAACCAATTGTCCTCATACCGCGCGTCAACGTGTTCCACGAACTCCGTCGATATACACAAGTCAAACCGCTGCCCAATGTCCAGCGGTCCCTTGGTATAGTCATGCAAGATAATCGGCCCACACTTCGCCTTCAGAATGGCGTCGGGGTGCCCCTCTACCCCCAGCACCCGGCACCCCATGTCCTGGAACCACTTCAGATTGACCGCCGTGCCACACCCGACGTCAATCACAGACTCAACGCCATACTCCAACAGCAGCCATCCCCAAATATCCGGCGTGAACGTGTGTCCGTCGCCTTCCTCATAATAGCCGCCCAAATGCGCCATCTCGTTCATGCGTGAACCTCGCTCGACATTTTACCCTGCAACGTCAACTGGCTGACCAGTTCGGGCAACACCGTCAGCACCTTCAACTTAGGCAACACCTTCTGCTCAAGCAAAATATCAACCGGCGTATTTGCTGGCTTGGTGTACTCAATCAACGTAGGAATGGCCCTGGCGCGCCACCAAATAGCCGCCGTGCAAAGCGGATACCGCACATCCCACAGTTCATCCCGGTGCTTGCGCTTCCACTTCTGGTCATCCACACAACAACTCTGCAAGTAAACCCCATCCACATCCTCATCCACCTTGGCGCGGATAGCGGCCCACTTTTCCAGAAAGTTTTCCGGTAAAACCACATCATCCTCGAACACCATGAACTCGTCCGCGCCGTCATGCTCCGCCAGGTTCCAAGCCATGTGATGACTAAGAACCAGCGCCGTAGCACCACGCGTCACAAAGTAATCCGAGTGCATCGGTATCTCAGACTTGATCTGCATCGACTTGCCGTAAATGCCCCAGACCCAAGTTACCGGAACGCCTTCGCGCTCAAATTCCTGCTGAACACGCGCCGTGCGTTCCGGGGTCTCTCGCAGCGAAATACAATAGTACTTCACTTCTTCTTCTTCGCCGCCGCCATGTTGTCGATCAAATTAGGGTACGGGCGCCCCGCTGCCTTAGCCCTGGACATCGCCGCAGCCTTCTTGCCAGGCGACAACTTCTTCGGCTTCGGGAGGTCTTTCGGGCGATCTTTGTCCCAGATTTCTTTCATCACACTACCCCTTTCACATTCCGCCGGATTGGCTGGCCCCACCTTATAGCATATCCACCACCACCACTGGCTACCGCCGCCGTGGTGGCGAAGGTAAGACAAAAGGCGTCCGCCTTGTCGGGACTGCGCCCTAACCGCCGCTTCATCTGCGCCTTCGGCTCAATCTGTATCTTGCCCGCGCTGGTGACAGTGTAGAGAGGACCACACAACTCATCCACCAGAGCCTCATCATTCGGAATGGTGCAATCCCGCTGCTCAAACCATTCTCTAGCTTTCCACCAGAGTTCGTCCCGTAGCCTGCTGAAGCGGTGCCCATCCAAGGCAGGCAACTCCGCCACATTGATACCCCTGACCGGCAGCGCCAGTTCCCGTAGTCGATCGACTACACCCGCGCCAAGACCAATCACGTCAACCAAGATTTCCGTGGGCCGCATACCGCCAGGCGTCGCGTCCCACTCCACCTTGATCATGCCGCACGTTTCCATCAAATCCTTGCCGCGCCACATCTTAATCGGCTCGGTGATCGCATTGCCCCGGCGCTTGGCCAAGGTCGTACTGTCATCGCCAAATCTCGCAACGTCCAATCCCCATACCACAGGCGCCGTCTGGCTGGGTTCCACCTGTCTAGTAGTGGCAGACTCTATCAGATGGCGCGCAATCAACGCATCGTCGTCGCCACTGGGGAACTCACCCAACACACGGACCCGGTACTGGTTTGACCCGTCGCCATACTGGGACGCCATATCCTCAAGAAACGCCTTGTCCACCGTGTCCGCGTCGTGACAACTAACCCGCTTGCCCCACCACCGCTTGCGGTTCTTATTGAACGCATCATAGAAATAACCCTGGCTGCGCGTGGGGTTGCCGGTCATTACGACCTTGGCACCTTCGGTGGACAAGGCGCCCTGGCCCACCTCAAACACGATGTCGGGAACGCCAGATGCCTCGTCAATCACAAAGAGGAGGTTCTCACTGTGGAACCCCTGCAAGGCTTCCGGTTGTTCCCGGCGGCTGGTGCGCGCCACCGCAAAGCTGTCGGGGACGCCAGCCAATTCAATCTTATCCGACTTGATCTCCAACAAGCGCCGCATTCCCTCGGGCAGCTTGCGATGCCATTTCCCGATCTCGGACCACAGGACATCGGATAACTGGTGCGCCGTGTTGGCGGTGCAGACTACCTTGGTTGGCAGTCTAGTAAGGAGCCACCATAACACCAGCCAGGACAAGAACGCGGTTTTCCCGACACCATGGCCGGAGCGAATCGCTACACGGTCATTACTGGCGATGGCCCTGAGAGCGTCCGCCTGCCACTTTTGCGGGGTGGCGCCAAGCATGGATTCGACGAATAGAACCGGGTCGCGGGCCAAACGCTCAATTACTTCAGCTTGAGCAGCAGCGTTAAAGGCTTCCTTTTGCGGCGGGGCGCCAGACATAGGCAACCCATTATTCCCGGCAGAAGGGGGACGCTTGGGTTGCTTGGAAGGAAGGGATGCCATCAAAAAGGGACTCTATCAAAAAAAATCATCGGGGGTAAGGGACCCAAGGTTGTTTTTACCCAGGGTCCCAGGGGGGGGGTAAGCATACATATATTGCCACCAGCCCGCCCCCCTTGGATTTTTAAGGGGGGGGTGGGGCCGGGGTCCAGGCACCCAAGGCGCCCAAAACCCTGGAACCGCATAAGGTGCATTATGTAAAAATCCATGCTAACCCTTTGAGTTCTTTTGATTGTCATCATCGTCGCTCACGGACGATATACCTAAGATTTCTGCTGCTTTTTGCCCATCTTTGGCTAGTTTCCGGGCAACCGCTGCGTCCTGGCTGGCCTGATCGCTTACGTCGATCACGCGCCCCGCTGGCTTTATACCGCCAATCAAAGGGTCGTTTTGGGTCGGACGCATCCTATTTGCTACCATTCTCAAGGCATCCACGTAGTTTTCGTCAGCAGCGTGTAAATGCTCAATATGTGTCGTTTCACGCCATCTTGCCCTGCTTTTCATCCAAAAAATAGCTGCTGCAACGCTTCCTTGCTCGCGGCTTGTAGCAATCGAGAATAGATTCTGCGCCACCTTAGCGTTTGCTTTCGCCACCCCTTCCTCTAATTCCCTGCGGAAATACTTACCGACACTCTCATCGGACATCCCCATAACCAGCGCTATTTGGTCCCGTGTTAAACCAAGCCCCGCCAGTACCGAAACCTGTTGTTTATCCTTGTCTGTTATTTCTAACTTTGGGCGCCCCCTTTTCTTTTTCTCAACGGCTTCCATGCCTTTCGCCCCCTATCTCATCAAAGGTTTTACCCGAGCCTTCTAATATAGCTTTTTGCCCCGTGAAGTCCTGCCACCGCTTCACCGCCACATCCACATACGCCGGATTTAACTCCACCGCATAAACACTCCGCCCTGTCATCTCACCGGCAATGATCGTCGTGCCAGAACCAGAGAACGGCTCATAAACCGCCTGGCCAGGGCTGCTGTTATTCTCAATAGGCCGCTTCATGCACTCGACCGGCTTCTGGGTCGAATGGCCGGTCTCGGATTTGCGCGGCTTTTCAATTTGCCAGAGGGTCGATTGCTTGCGACCGCCGTCATAGTGACCCTTCTTGTTTTTTCGGACGGCGTACCAGCAAGGCTCGTGTTGAGGGTGATAATCGCCCCTACCAATCACGAATTGGCTCTTGCCCCAAATGATCTGCGCCCTAATCCCAAAATCGCAAGCCAGCAGGCTTTCGGCAACAACATGCGCCATATTACCGGCGTGCCAAACATAGGCCACATCCCCAGGAAACAACGCCCAAGCCTCGCGCCAATCGGCTTTGTCGTCGTTTAAGACCTTACCAACAGCCCTGCCCCCTTTTTTTGAACCATCAGAACGCATAGCCTTGTTCCGCCAATCGGCGTCATACTCCACCCCATAAGGCGGGTCCGTCACCATCAGGTGCGGCTTCACATCCCCCAGCAGCTTGCTGACCGTATCCGCCTCCGTAGACGAGCCACAGATAATACGATGCTTGCCCAACACCCACACATCGCCCAGCACGCTAACCGGATCGGCTGGCGCTTCAGGCACTTCATCCGCGTCAGTCAGTCCTTCTGTTTCATCATTAAGGAAATTCGCTAAGGCTTTATCATCAAAGCCAATTAGGTCTAATTCAAACCCAAGCTCTCCTAACTCTTTCAATTCAACCGCAAGTAATTCGGTGTCCCAGCCTGCATTCATGGCCAATTGATTGTCGGCTATGACATAAGCCTTCTTCTGGGCTTCGCTCCATCCCCTTGCCACCATCACAGGTACTTCAGCCAGCCCTAATTTCCTGGCGGCCAAGGTGCGCCCATGCCCCGCAATGATCGTGCCTTCCTCATCCACCAGAATTGGAGTGGTCCACCCCCATTCTTTTATGGATGCCGCTATTTGCGCCACCTGGGTATCCGAATGGGTACGGGAATTGCGTGCGTAAGGGATCAACTTATCCAATTGCCGCATTTCAATTTTTTCAGCAGGCCAAGATTTTTTCACACTTTCGCTCCATAAAATCGGTTTAACCGTTCCAGCGCCTGCACCACTTGCCCAGCCGCCTTAGCCACCTCAAGCCCTTTACATTCAGCCCAGCCCGTCACCGTGCCGTGGCTGAGGACCGTCCAAGCCAGCGCAGGCATAGCAGTCGTCCCAACCGCCCTAGAAGCCCGTGCAAACGCCTCACGCGCCCCAAGCCTCCCAGCCTGCCCCGCATAGTAATCGTCCCTAAACCGCTTCGCAGCCGCGTGTAGAGCCTCTGTAATCATCCCCCTACCCAACATAGCATCAGGCACCCAGAACCGCTCAGACACCGTTATATCGCCTTCCTGAATATCCGGCCCGAAGTCTATGCGTTCTGCCTCGAAGTTCCGGCTCATGGTCAATCTTAGATCGGGATTTCATCGTCGATCAATTGCCCCCGTCTTACCACTTTGGCCTGGGGAAAAGCAGCCTTGATCTCACTGATGGGCGAAGCCCCCTTCAGAACCCTGCCCACTTCTTCCACTGTCCAGGCTTCAGCGTTCCACCCTTCGGCCTTAGCCCGCGCCAAGACTGCCTGTGCATGAGTATCATCCTGACAGATGCAGATGGTGCCGCGTTCCGCCTCATCCGCCTGTACGGTCATCAGCGGCCCCGGAAGCGGTTCATAGCCTGCCGCCAGTGCTTCAGCGGCCAATGCTTTCCAAGCCCTCATCATCATGGCGTCCAGTTCCGCCATATCCTCTCCCGCCATTGTCGCCTGCCGGTGCATATCCTCTGCCGCCTGGAACCGCTCCCTAGTCGCGGGCGACACCAGACGCGGAAGCCTATCGAACCCCCATTCCCTTTCCAGCCCCGCCACCAGCGTATCCAGCGCACCCGCCATCCGCGATCGCCATACCCATTCGCCATTCGCCTCTGTGAGTGGCGGGATAATTTCTTCTTTCACCATCTTTCCTCTCTCTCCCAAGTCAGGGGCTTACCCGTAACCGTAACACCGTAACACACCTAAAGGTGTGTGTTACGGGTG